TGGCCTGTATGAATACCTGCCACTGCACCAACTTGCTTAAGCAATTGGTTGTTTAGTCCCGCATTTGCGCCCATTCCGTAAGTATTAGCCTCTAAATCTGCAATTGTGTTAATATATCCACTCATCTTAAATTCCTCCTACCATCTTGTGAATGTCGTTCCAATCCATTTGTGCAACTTCATCCAATGAAGGGAGTTTAATTTCAGACTCTTCTTGAGCCTTTAGAATAGTCTCTTTCTCAGCAGTTAGAGACTTTCTTAGTTGTGTAAATTCTTCCTTTAGGGAAGCAATTTCTGACTTTGCATCGTAATTTGCTTTAGCGATTGCATCTGTTCTTGTTGTTGTTTCAGCCTTAAATCGGGCTTCAAACTGCTTTTGAAGATTATCGTAAGCCAACTTTTCTAGTTGTTCTTGACGGAATGCTTCGTAAGCCTTCTCAATGTTTCCTACTGACAAATCAAGTGTTTCTAATTCTTCGTTGTTAAATGCCTTAACAACCGGCAAATCAGAAGCCTTTGGGTTTCCGTTGTCAATTACAACTCTATCCGCAGGTTCGCCGATTTCAACGCCTGCGCCATCTAGAGTTGAAAGTAAAGCCTTTGCTTCTCTTTCTCTATCGTCGGACATATCCATCATTTCCTCTTCGTCATCTTTCATTTCCATAGTATCGGCTCTTTCCATTTCATCCATGTATTCACCCATACCTTTCTCTTCTTCTTCTTCTTCTTTTCTTAGCATATTGACTTCCTCCATTAGAGTGTCCAATTCTGCTAATGCTTTTTCTAGTTTACTCATTTTTTTTGCCTCCTTATCTTGCTTTAAAATATCAAATTTCGCTTCCGGGTTTATTCCTTTTTCACATATTGTTACTTCATGCAATTCTAGTTTGCTTATTTCATTGTAATCTCCTAACTCCGGGTGATTTTTCTTTACTTTATGTATTGCTTGCCCCCCAATGCTAAATGACCTCAATGAACCTTTTCTTATGCCTCGATTTATTTCTTTGGCTTTTTCTATATCATCCCTTAATTTAATCACTACAAAAAATCCTACATCATCAACTTCAGTTTTCCATAGTTTTCCGTTCTTATCTCGATACGATTTAATTACCTCTCCGACTTGAACATTTGAATGGTTTGTCATTACATTCCTAAATTTGGGATTCTCCATGTATTTTTCGACTGCATCTTCTAATGCTTTGAGTGTAATTAAATCATTTTGCTTATCAACGATTTCGATGCTTGCATATCCTCCAATCATTAAATCGTCACTTTTGAGTATTCTGAAATCATCATTATGATTAGCCATAATAGCAGATGCCATTCTTCCTCACCCCTGTTTATTTCCTTTCACTATATTAAGTTCACTGTGGAATTTTAATTTTTGCATACTTATCTTCGTAAATATCCCAAATACCATCATCTGTTTTACTATCCACAGGTTCCTGTTCATATCCTGTCCACGCCAACCACATCTTTTTACCCTTTACAGGCAAATATCTAATATGGAGTTTAGTCTCAAACTTGTTTCCATCTAAGAAATATTCATGATATCCATCCCTCTGAACACCTAATTCAACAGTCCCACTATCAATTACCTTTTCTTTTTCTATATTAGTTGCCACTTGTGCAGGATATTTTCCCGCAGCACCAAACAAATCAAACAATTCTTCTTCGTTTTCTAAATCAATAGTCCAATTAATAGTATCTTCACCTAATTTAATTGATAGAGTAATGTTGTCGTCTTCTCTAGCATATATTTTGAAAGGACCGCTTCTTTTTTCTTCGGGAGTTTTATACTCTTTTTTAATTTCTTCAGTCTCTTTTTGGACTTTATCATAACTCATGAAGAGTTTTTTAGTTTGAGGATTGTAATCTATACCATCTCTATTATCAGCCCATTCAACCAAACCATCTTTTCCATCTTTTACAATGTCTTTATACTCAGCAACATTTTCTTTCACTAGATAGTCATGCACTTCTTTTAATGTTCTAGGCCCATTATCTGTCAAATAACGAATAATTGCATTTGCCAAAACACCCTGTTTAGTTTTCATTATCTCTTGCACTTGTTCTTTCCAAATGTCAATATCCAACATAGCATTCTTAGACATCAAATTGTGTTCTTCAAAGAAAGTAAAACCACTTACGTCGAACTTTAGTATCGCTTCACCGTGAATATGGTCCGTTATTTTGAATCCTTTTGTTAACGCAGTCACATCATAATTTAGAGACTTCTTAGTATCTTGGGCTAAGAATTCTAAAGTAACCACTTTATCAGGCATTTCGACTTCCGGTATTTCTATTACCTTTGCAGAATATAGAGTAAATCTTTCACCGGATTGCTTTACTTCATCAACCTTTACTCTAACTATATCTCCTACATTTGCTGAAGTTTTAGTATTAAGAGTCTTACCGACGTTCATGTATTTTTTACCGTCAATTTCTTCTATAAATTTACTTTCCTCATCAGTCGGACCAACATCAACACCAACAGTATAAGAATATAAATTGCTTTTTGTTTTCTTTTTATCCAAAACAATAACATCTAAATCAACAAATTTTTTCCATTTAATCCACTTAGGGTTCTTTCTTGTTCCTAAATAATAAGTTGAAGTAGCATCTTTAATTACTACTCCTTCAGCAGTAGGCATATTCATAATTGTCTTAGAATATTCTTCTATATCTTTTAGACTATCTGCCATTCTAGTATCTCTTTTAGATGGGAATACTAAATACTCAGAAGAATGAGATGAATAGTTGTTGAATAAGGTAGTAATTCTATTAGACAATTCTTCATCAAGAAGAGTTTGTTCTTCGTGTCGCATAATATCAAAAACATGGCATTTTAATTTAGCATCTTTGTATTTTCCTTTGAATACATGAGCAATAGTATCTGCCCTATGTAAAGAATCTTCACCACTAAATAGAATCAATTCAGCATCTAAAATACAGTCGCCAAAGTGTTTTTTCTTTAATTCATCAACTATGTCAGAACATTTATCTGTTATATTCTTTTTGTTATAGGAATAAACTTTAACTGATTTATCAAACTTATGAAGTTGCACTCTCATGCCATCATATTTTTCTTGAACAACCCAATCACCACTGAAACCCTTTAATTCATTGATATCTTCAATATCAAATATTCTATACATCGGTTTGTTATGAATAATGAAATCACTAATTGACTTCTCTTCTTCTGATTTTTTCATATCAATATCAACCAATTCTTCCCATTCTTTTTCTTCATGTTGGGAAAAGAAGACTAACTGCAATAGGTCTAAGGCTGCCTTTACTTTAGATTCCACTTTCTTTGAATCTTTTCCATCCCCATAATGCTCAATAATATACAGTGCTATGTCGTCTTCCTCTAGGTCAAGACCCATAAGACCCTCGGTAATTGAGTCCGGTTCCATGTCTTTTATTGATAATGTTTCAGCAGTTAGAGCATTGTTGTGATTCCTTAGAGCATAATGAACAAATTTAACCATAGATTCGGGATTTGTCATTAACTCTTCAAGAACATTACCTTTGAATCTTTTAGCGAACGGGTCTTCGACTAATTTAGAATTATATCTTAGAAGTTTTATTTTTTCAAATAAGTTTTTTGCTTCGGTTGTCTTAACATCATTAACGCTATTATTTTCTAAATCATCTTCATCAATGAAATTTTTCATTTCTTTTCCGGCAGCATCTAATTCTTCGTATGATTCTTTAATTAATTTAACTGCTGCTCTCCAACGACTCCCATATTCTTTCGGGTCATGTCGTGCGGATAAATAGGCAACCCTTGTCTTTTCAAAAAGACGCATTATTTCAACTGATGGTTGTCTATCTTTTTCGATAGAACCTAATTTCATTGTATCACTTCTTAATACTTAGATTCTTGACCTGCTAAACCATATCCATCAGTTTTTCTATTTTTAGGAATTAATTCACTATCTTTAACTTCTTCTGCCTTTGGTCTTTTTACTTTGACTACTTCAGCATCATCCTTTTCGGGACTTCTGTTATTATCATTAAGAGACAATTCTAATTCTTTTTTGGCACTTCTAGCCTTTTCAATAGCAAGACTGACAATTCTTTCTTCTTTAGTTACTCTTTCCGGCATTAATTTCCACCCGCCTTTTCGACCATTTTATGAATCTCGGACCAATCCATAGTTGAAATATCTTTTGGCATTCCCATTGGAGAACCAATTGAATTATCCATAGCAGGAGTTGGACTATTAGTTACTACAAAACCCGCTTTCATAAGTATGCTATCTTTAGCATAAATTGTCTTTTCTAAGTCTTCAACCTTTGAGGCTAATGCTTTAATTATCTCCAATAATTCTTGATTAATTGTGTTTTCTTCTGTCATAATATCACTTCTTTTTTGTCCTGCCATAGATTAAATCATCGAGTTGTCTATACAGTAATTCGTATTCTTTACGCAACTTCGTAGCAGTAGCAACAATATCAAGGTTCCTGTCATCCATTGATTTCATTTTCTTACTAAGTTTCTTATCAGATTTAGTTAAATCCAATTCTTTAAGAGTATCAATTAATTCACCTAATTTAGTAAAATCTTGACCGAAAAATTCAGTAGGAGAAGCCGCTTGAATGGTCTTTTTTAGTCTCTTTCTAGCCTTCGGGTCTAACGAATCAAGTATGCTTTTAGCCTCAGTCTTTTCCTTTTTTATGATAATCTCTTTTCCATCATTATAATAATCCCATGTCATTCAAAACCCTCCTTGTATTTTTTACCACCCATTTGTCTTTCG